TTTAAGAGATTTTGCTAAATCACTTACTAAACAAAGAATGAAGTTGTATCAAGATGGTAAGTTAGGTATGATTATTGATGGTACGGGTCACGATTACGGTAAGATAGCTAAGATGAAAAGAGAGTTGGAAGAAGATGGTTACGATACCTATATGGTATTTGTTAATACCTCTCTCGATGTAGCACAACAACGTAATCAAGAACGAGATAGAATATTACCACCAGATTTATTAGAAAAGAGTTGGAAAGGTGTACAATCTAATCTTGGTAAGTTTCAGAATTTATTTAAATCAAACTTTCTTATTGTGGATAATTCTAAGTTTTTAAAACCTGATGTAGCTCAGAAAAAGTTTGCTTCACTTGTTAAAAAAGGCGTTAGTAAGTTTACAAAACAACCAATCAAAAATAAAATAGCAAAGAGTTGGATTAAAAAACAACAAATATTAAAACAGCAAGGGTTATCGGAAGCATTTGCAGTTAAGGGTAATAAAATAGAGAAGTTTATTACTGGTAAGAATGTTACATATAAGGGTAAGAAGTATAAAGAGATAGAGTATGAGTTAGTAAAAGTAGATAATCCTCAAAAAGCAGTCTTACTAAGAATCTTAGCACCTAAAAAATTATTTGGACAAAAGGTAGCTGTGAGATTTCAAACACTTAGAAGAGGCCCATTTTTCAAAACAGATACAGGTAAAACAGAAACCTTTAGTTTCGATGGAACAATCCCATCACCAAGTAGAAAACTCGTAAAGAAGATGAAGAAAAAAGGTAACACTTCAGTTCCTTATGGTAGTGGTTACAAAAAAGTAGATGAAGCATTACCAATAAAAGTCACAGATAAATATAAAAAATTAAAAAATAAACCAGAAACGGATGCTGGTAAAGATTTTTCTCGACATCATAGATATTCAATGGGAGCTGATAAAATGGGTAGATTATCAGAACCTGACACGTACGATTTTGATGACGATTTCAAAGAAAAAGGTGGTTGGCAGAAAGAAAAAGATAAAAAGAAAAAAGGTTACGAACCAGTAAAAGAAGACAAAACTAAAATTAAAAAGGTAGTTGGTATTTATGGTGGGAGATTCCAACCATTTGGCCCTCATCATAAAAAAACCTATGATTGGTTGAAGTCAAGAGTAGATGATGCTTACATCACTACATCAAATATAAAACAACCACCAAGACATCCAATGAACTTTAAAGAAAAAGTTCGTCATATGGTGAAGATGGGTATACCAAAGAATCGTATCGTCCAAGAAAAATCACCATATGTAGCTAAAAACGTACTGAATAAATATGACAAAGATACTACAGCAGTTGTTTATATATTTGGAGCTAAAGATGCTGGTAGATTAAAAGGTGGAAAATACTTTCAAGATTATAAAAAGAACAAAAACAATATGAATGGTTATGAAGATAACGGATACGTTCTTACAGCACCTCACGTATCAATCAAAGTCGGTGGTAAAGAAGTGAGTGGAACTGTAATGAGACAATTACTTGGTTCACCTGATTTTGAAAAAGATAGAGAAAAATTATTTAAACAAGCCTTTGGATATTATGATAAGGGTGTCTATACAATGATGACTAATAAGTTTAAAAAATTATTTGAAAATATAGATGCTTTTTTGGTAGGTCATAAAATATCAAAAATATTAAAAGAAGCTTCTTCAAGTGCTTTATCACCAACCGATGATGGGCCACCTACATTTTATCGTGGTTTCTCAGATTACAAAAAATATTCTAAATCATGGTTAGATGATATGTACGCAGGTCAAGGATGGGAAGTAATAAATTATATTTTATCAAAACATGCAATTAATCCTGATTACGATTATACACTTAGTTATTCAACTGTACCAGCAGTAGCTTATGGTAAAACCCAATCAGGTGATTATGGTTCAAGGTTTGGTGTTAATAGTCCGATAGACTCGTATAAGGCTTACATAAACGATGTGGTATTGAGAAATCTTGGATATGAATTAATAAAGTGGATGGGAATAACACCTGACGGAAAATCATATACAGGTGTCGAAGTAGAAACACCAGTTGTTGGTGGTGTTGGTAAAGATAATGTTGCTAATACCGAAGTTGATAAGTTAGATTTAAAAGAAGAAGTCAAGTTAATCATTGAGGGTGGAGCATACGGACATATGAATCATCCCTTTGATGATAAAAATCTTAAGTTTTCAGATTTAAAACAGATAGTTATTAATGGACTCGGTGGTAATTTAAGCCGAGAAGATAATGTTACAGAGAAACTTGATGGTCAAAACTTAATGGTTTCTTGGGTAAATGGGAAATTGGTTACAGCTAGAAACAAAGGACAACTTAAAAATTTTGGAGCAACAGCGATGGATACGGCTGGTGTAGCATCTAAATTCGCTGGTAGGGGTGATATAAGAAACGCTTTTGTTTTCGCTATGAAAGACCTAAGTAAAGCAGTAGGTAAATTATCCGACCCACAAAAAGAAAAAGTTTTTAGTAATGGTAAAAGATGGATGAACTTAGAAGTTATATATCCTGCTTCGGCTAACGTAATAGATTATGATAAATCACAAATTATTTTTCATGGTACTTTAGAATACGATGAAAGTGGTAAAGCAACAGGACAACCAAAAGACTCTGCTCGTATGTTAGCAGGTATGATAAAACAGGTAAATCAAAATATTCAAAAGCATTTTAAAATAGGCAAACCACAATTCTTATCAGTACCAAAAACACAAAACTTTGGTACAAAGAAAAAAACTTATTTAGCTAGGTTAGATAAATTAAAAAAACAATATGCCCTAAAAGATAATGATACATTAGCACTTTATCATCAAAGATTTTGGGAAGAATTTATTTTTAACGCTGCAAAACAATATCGTTATAAGATACCTAATACTATATTAGTAAATTTAACAAAAAGATGGGCATTTATTGATAAATCATATTCTGTTCAAACAATGAGAAAAGATATAGACAATAAAAAGTTTCTTGATTGGGCATTATCATTCGACAAAACAGACCACGCAAAGTATGTAAAGCAAAACATGAAACCATTTGAAGTTTTATTTTTTGACGTGGGTGCAGAAATACTAAAAAACATTAGTGGATATTTAGTTGCATCGCCAGACAAAGCAGTACAGAAAATAAGAAAAGATGTAATAAAAGCGATAAAGACAGTAAAGGGTGGTGGTGATATCAAAAAAATTGAAACACTTAGACATCAACTCAGTAAGTTAGAAAAGATTGGCGGACTATCATCAATCGTTCCTACTGAGGGAATAGTGTTTAAATATAAAGGAAATACTTATAAGTTTACAGGCGCTTTTGCACCTGTTAATCAAATATTAGGATTATTAAATTTTTAGAGGTTATTATGGGAAAAAGTAGGGAAGAAGTTCGACAAGATAAAGCTATGCGTGCTATATTACGAGGTGAAGCACCTGAAAAAAGAGTCATGGTTGGATATGATACAAAAGATGAAACAACTGGTGACCAGATAGATAGACTATCTGATATTATGAAAGAAGCCAGAATGCCTTGGTTTTGTCCAAGTTGTAATCGGGTGATGAAAAAAAGATTAGATAACAAAATGTGGGTTCTTTACAATCATTGTTTTGAGTGTCAGATACAAGCAGAACATAAGATGAGAGTTAACGGAACATATGATGAATGGATTAAAAGTAAAGAAAAAGAAAATAAGATAGCTTGGATACAAGAACAACGAGAATCTATTGAAGAGTGGAGAGGTCAAAAAGCACCATCGGTATATAATCAAATAAATCCTGATGGACAGCAGTTATCAAAAGAAAAGTGGTTAAATGATAGTGAAGAGTTGAATAAAAAAGCAGATGAGGCTCTTGAATACTTAGAAGAAATGGAAAAAAATTTACAATAAATGTTTGATAAACATAAATCATACGTAATTAGTGGAACTAAAATAATCAGATTGTTAGAGCTGATTGAGGACTTACAAGACATAGCAGGTGATTATGCAGATGAGACAGGCGTGGGTTATGAAATTGAAGAGGATTTTGAAACTTTAGTAGAAGATGTTTTGAAATCAGATATATTTTCTGAAATGGATTTATGTGAAGTAACAGGCAGATATACTTTAAGTGATATAATGGAAAGGGTTGGATTGAAATATTCAACAAAAGGAAGTAATGGACAGAAATAAAAAAGGGCAATTAAAAGATGTAATAAAGCAGGAGTACGTAAAATGTGCAGCTGATCCTGTATACTTTTTAAAAAAGTATTGTGTCATACAACACCCTATGCATGGAAAAATACCATTCCATCTTTATGACTTTCAAGAAAATACAGTATCCGATTTTGTACAACATAGGTTTAATATTATTTTAAAAGCTCGTCAGTTAGGTATATCTACATTGACAGCTGGATATTCGTTATGGATGATGACGTTTCATCAAGATAAAAATATCTTGGTTATCGCTACAAAACAAGAGGTAGCAAAAAACTTGGTAACAAAGGTACGTGTTATGCACGCGAGTTTACCTGGTTGGTTAAAACAAAAGTGTGTTGAAGATAACAAATTGAGTCTGAGATACAAGAATGGTTCTCAGATAAAAGCTGTATCGAGTGGAGAAGATAGTGGTCGTTCTGAAGCTCTGTCTTTATTAATACTTGATGAGGCAGCTTTTATTGACAAGATAGATGGTATATGGGCAGCGGCATCACAAACGTTATCAACTGGTGGACAATGTATCGCTCTCTCAACACCAAATGGTGTTGGTAATTGGTTTCACAGAACTTGGATGGACGCAGAAGATGGTTTGAATGATTTTAATTTCACAAGACTCCATTGGACTGTGCATCCAGATAGAGCTGAAGATTGGAGAGAGGAACAAGATAAATTACTTGGCCCATCACTAGCGGCTCAAGAATGTGATTGTGACTTCATTACTTCTGGTCAAAGTGTGGTTGATGGTGTAATATTAGAAGAATATAGACAAAAACATTTAAGAGAGCCAATTGAAAAAAGAGGCATTGATAGTAATGTTTGGATATGGGAACCACCAAACTACACAAAAGATTACATAGTATGTGCTGACGTTAGTAGAGGGGATAGTACAGACTACTCAGCTTTTCATATTTTGGATATAGAAACATTAGAGCAAGTCGCAGAATATAAAGGTAGAATGTCTACAAGAGATTATGGTAATTTATTAGTGAACATCGCAACCGAGTATAATAATGCACTGCTGGTGATTGAGAACAACAATATTGGTTGGGCTACAATACAACAAACGATTGATAGGGGATATGAGAACCTCTTTTATATGAGTAAAGATTTACAGGTGGTTGATGTGCACAGACAGATAAATAATAAAATAAATAGGATGGAAAATGGTTTAGTACCAGGTTTTACCCTAACATCTAAGACAAGACCATTAGTAATCGCTAAATTAGAAGAATTTTTTAGAGAAAAGTCCGTCATAGTACATTCACAGCGATTAATTGATGAGTTGTTTGTATTTATATATAACGGAAGTAGAGCAGAGGCTATGAGAGGATATAACGATGACCTCGTTATGTCATTTTCAATGGGTCTTTGGATAAGAGAGACTGCCCTCAGATTAAGAGCAGAAGGAATTGAATTACAAAAAACAGCAATAACAAATATAAATTCACATAAAGGAATTTATACAAACGAAACCCAAAAAAATGATTCTTGGACAATGAGTGTTAACAAGCAAGAAGAATCATTAGAGTGGTTAATTAAGTGAGGTAAAAAATGGCAGATACAAGTTTATTTGCAAGACTACAAAGATTATTTTCTACAAATGTAATTGTTAGGAATGTCGGAGGTAAACAACTTCGTGTTGCAGATACAAGTAGAACACAATCCTATTCTAGAAGTAATCTAGTTGATAGGTATCAAAAAATTTATGCTGGTGCAGGATTGAGTGGATATTCAGACAGTCTAACAACGAAATCGATGAGATTAAATCTATTTCAAGATTATGAGGCTATGGATGCTGATGCGATAATTTCTTCAGCTTTGGATATCTATTCAGATGAGTCAACCATGAAATCAGAATATGGTGAGGTATTAACAATCAATTCTGGTAATGACCAAATAAAGAAAATTCTACATAATCTTTTTTATGATATATTGAATATAGAATTTAATCTATGGCCATGGATTCGTAATATGTGTAAGTATGGTGATTTCTTTTTAAAGTTAGATATTGATGAAAAGTATGGTATTACAAATGTAGTTCCTTTACCAGTTTATGATGTGACGAGATTAGAGGGTTTAGACCCCGAAAATCCTGAGTTTGTCAAGTTTGTCATAGAATCAAACAGTCAACCATCTCGATATAAAAAACAAAATTCAGCATCAAAAGAAGAATTAGAAAATTTTCAAGTAGCACACTTTAGATTACTTTCTGATTCTAACTACCTACCTTATGGTAAATCACAAATAGAAGGTGGTCGTAAGATTTATAAACAGTTAACTCTTATGGAAGATGCTATGTTAATACATCGTATTATGAGAGCACCTGAAAAAAGAGTATTTAAATTAGATATTGGTAATATTCCACCAGCAGAGGTTGATAATTACATGCAACAAGTTATCAATAAAATGAAAAAGACACCCATTATTGATGAGACAACGGGTGATTACAACTTAAGATATAATATGCAGAATATAACTGAGGACTTTTTCTTACCCGTACGAGGAGGTGATAGTGGTACGAGTATAGATTCATTACCTGGTTTAACCTATGAAGCTACTGAGGACATTGAATATCTTAAAAATAAATTACTATCTTCCTTGAGAATACCAAAAGCATTCTTGGGATTTGAAGAGAATGTTGGTTCGAAAGCTACTTTAGCAGCTGAAGATGTAAGATTTGCTCGCACAATAGAACGTATACAAAGAATATCTGTAAGTGAATTGACTAAGATAGCTATTGTACATTTATATGCACAAGGATATCAAGATGCAGATTTAATTGACTTTGATTTAAAATTAACAAGCCCATCCACAATATACGAACAAGAAAAGATAGAACTTTGGGATTCCAAGACAAGATTAGCCTCTTCAATGATACAAGATGGTTTATTATCATCAGAATGGATATACAAAAATATATTTAATTTTACTGATGAAGAAATCAAAAGTGAAGACGAGGGTATAGTAGACGACTTTAAACAAAAATTCAGACGTTCACAGATAGAAAATGAAGGAAACGATCCTGAGGAGAGTGGTGAAGCTACAGGCACACCATCCGATATGGCTATGGGTAGAACAGGACATGAGTTAGATGATGAGGGTGGTTCACCTCCAGGTGGATTTGAAGGAGCAGGTCGTCCAAAAGAAACACCAAAGTATGGAAAAGATTTTAGTGCAAGAGGTAGAGACCCCTTGGGTAATGTAGATAGAAAAAATGCTACAAAATCTTCAAGGACTTTGGCACTAGCACACTTCGATAAATTGAAGAAATCAATGAAATTGGATAACGAAACTAAAATTTTAACTGAAACAAATGAATTACAACAAGAATATATTGAAGAAGTTGACTCCTTAACAAATGAATAAAATCACTTTACTTTATATTTATAATTAACCATATATACTAAAATGGAGCTTTTTACAATGGGTAAAAAATTAAAGCACTCGAAGATAAAAAATACGGGAATTCTTTATGAATTACTTACCAGACAAATCACCGTCGACGTTTTGAATGGAAAAGATTCTAAAGCCGTAGACATAGTTAAAGATGCATTTAACGAAAACACTTGTTTAGGTAGAGAATTACAATTATACAAGTTATTAACAGAAAAAAATTATAAATCAGAAAATAAGGCTAATCACCTATTAGAGATTGTTGTAAATTCAAGAAAAAGAATTTCAAATGCTAAGATTAAGAATGAGAAGTATAATCTTATCAAAAAAATCAATGAGTCTTTTGACACTAAAGATTTTTTCAATGGTAGAATACCTAACTATAAATTATTAGCATCAATCTATAATGTATTTCAAAGTGAATCATCACAAGAAGAGTACAATGCGGAACAGGTTTTAAACTCTAAGTTTACTGTACTCGAGCACATTACTAATAATAACATGAATACTAATGATAAGCAGGATAAAATTATTAAGGAATATAGTCAAAACGATAAAGACTTAAGACTATTAACTTATAAAATCTTAGTTGATAAATTCAACAAGAAATATAAATCATTAGATGAATCTCAAAAAGGTCTGCTTAAAAATTACATTAATAATATAAGCAATACTAACCAGATGAGACAATTCGTTAATGAAGAAGTAAAATCTGTTCGTAAAGAATTACAATATCACCTACCAAGAGTTAAGGATAAAGTAACTAAGATAAAACTTTATGAGGCGATAAAGCAAATAGTCAACTTAACAAAGGGTAGAGTAATAGAAGAAAAACAAGTTTTAAGTTTAATGAGATATTACGAGTTAGTTAAGGAGATTAATAATGTCCACAAACGACAAGATTAAAGAAATTATCAGAAGGCTGATTCGTAAAGAAATTGAAGAAGCCTCTATGACAGGTAACCTTGATGGCGGTGAAGGGCCACCTAAAACACCATACGCTTTTCAGACTAAACCCAAGTCTAAGAAAGATAAAAAGAAAGAAAAGGCTATCACAACAGCTGGTGGATATTCTAAAGTGGATGAAGCTAAATTTCATGTTAAAGTCGATGGTTTAGGTAGTGTTATAGTTGATGCTGGTTCTAAGGCTGAAGCTAAAATGATTGTTGCAAAACAAATAAAGAAACGTGGAGATATTGTAAGCGTAACCAGAGTTCAACCAAGTAAAGCAAAACAGGTTGATAAGAGACTTGAAAGCGTAAACGAGGGGCAATACCACAATTATCGTAACGATGACACAATGACCCCAAGACAAAAAATAGGTTGGTCAATGAGAGAAGTTCGTGATAAATTAAATGAGCTTGATAAACTTGTTAAGATAAATGTAAGACTTAAAAACGAACTTAATGTGGATTCTAAAACCTATTGGAAAAGAACCCATGCGGCTATGAAAAAAATAAGTGAAAGATTAGTGAAATTAGCCAATAAAGTTGGACAACTATACTAAAGGAGTTAGGTGTGAATAAGCAACTAATAGTAGATTATCTACCATTTGAAATAGAACCAGACCAGATTAATGAATCCATAAAAGAAAACAATGGTAAATTAGTGGTTAGAGGTGTTTTACAAAGAGCTGAATCAAAAAATCAGAATGGTAGAGTATACCCAAAAGATATATTGATGAGAGAAGCTAAGAAATATACTCAAGAATTTATAGACCAAAGAAGAGCTATGGGTGAATTAGACCATCCAGAGTCTTCGGTTGTAAATCTACAAAATGTATCTCACAATGTAAAGAAGATGCACTTTGAGGGTGACAACCTTATGGGTGAAGTTGAGGTTTTAGGAACACCAAGTGGTAATATTTTAAAAGAATTATTTAAATCAGGTATTAAGTTAGGTATATCCTCAAGGGGTATGGGTTCAGTTGAGACTGTAAATGAGAATGGTTCAGAAGCACAAGAAGTTCAACCTGACTTTGAACTAATCGCTTTTGACTTTGTATCCAATCCGTCAACACATGGAGCTTTTATGTATCCTGTAAACGAGTCGGTAAATAAAGAAATACCATCTGGTAGAACTTGTGGTGAATATTGTAAAGTAGAATCAATTATTAACGATATAATGAGAGGTTAGATGTCACAAGAATCAATAAAAATATGGAGAAAGTGGAGAGATTGGAGACTTGAAGAAGAAAAAATTCCAATGGGCTTTGCTGGATACAAAAATTACTTCGACACCATTGAAAAAGCTATGGAGAGAGTTGAAAGAAATATGAAAACTCTTATCAAAGATTTAGCAAGAGACAAAGATGGTGATTACAAAAAAGAAGTATTAGAATTACAAAAAATATACAAAAGAAACTTGATAGAATTGAAAGTAAAATTTGCGGACTTCAAAAGAAAGAATACTGATGATTAAGTTAAAAGAGTTAATGAAAGATGGATGTGAATGTGGTGGAGGATGCTGCTCTATAACAGAAGGGCCTGATGAACAGAGACCTGCTGATAAAGAAGTTCAACGTATCGTAAAAAGAGAGGGTGAACTTCGTAAAAGAATGTTTGCATTAGAGCAAGTGTTCTTAAGAGATGCACGACCTGAAAACGTAAAATTAGCTAAACAATTAACAAAGACATATAAAGATACAGTTACTAAATTTATGAGAGAGATGATTAAACTTAGAAAGAAACTGAAATGATAAAGTTAAAAAATTTACTATCAGAAAGAAAATTTGGAGAACCATTACCAGTCTTAACAATAGAACAAGATGAACCAGAACATTTTGGTGGTGGTGAGAACATAAAGGTTTTTGATTACGAAACAAAACATTTTGATATATGTCGCTCAGCCGTCAATCTTTATCAAAGACTTGTTAAAGATGTTGATAACACCGATGCACATGACCTAATAATAGATTCAGCAAAAGAACTCGACCATATCTTTGAGATGGAAAAAGCCGTGGTTAGGGGTGAAGAACTAAATCATGACCCAATCAAACATGGTGTAGAGTTGGTAAACTCTGTATCGTTTAAGTTAGGTCAAGTAGCTGGGATGGTCGATGATGATTTTATAAAAGAAACAGAATTTATAGCTTTTCATATTTTGGTGATGGTAGAGAGAAAAGACTCAATAAAGATTTCTAAAGAAGAAGAATAGTGCCCTCAGTATCTAAAGCACAACAAAGATTTATGGGATTGGTTCACGCTTACAAAAAGGGTGAGGTTCCAGCGAGTCAAGTCACACAAGCAGTTAAGGACGCGGCTAAATCAATGAAGAAGAAGTCAACTAAAAAGTTTGCTTCTACAAAACACGATGATTTACCTAATAAAGTTAGGAGTGAAAACATGAATGAAGATGGACACACAGACGTAGCATCAGCTGAGAGAAAACTCAAACTGATTATAAAAGATGCTATGGATACTATAAACGCACTTCGTGGTATGTCTAACGAAGATTCATTACCAAGTTGGTGGACTGATAAGATTACATTAGCTAAAGATTACGTTGGTAAGTCTCGTGATTACATCATGAATCCCGCAGAATCCGTAGATGAAATCTTTCCTAAAGGTGCTGGAAGAAAAATAAGTAAAGCTATGCAAAAAGGATATACACTTTACACAACTGATAAAAGAGGTAAAAAAGTAAAGAAAATAAAAACTTATGATTCAAGACAAGCAGCTGCTGTAGCGATGGGTAAACTAATGAAAAACTTAGATACAAATTATTTTCCTAAAAATGTTGATGGATTTATGTACGTACAAGAATCCGTAAATGAAGTTAGTGGTGTTGATGTGGCTAAAAAGGTTCTTAAAAATAAACAACACGAAAAAGGTATTGATTTACAGACCGCTAACCTAATAGTAACGATAGATAAAGCCTATGATAAAAATCCAAGATTACAGAAAAAATTTAGAGCTCTACAGTTACCTAAAATGAAACAATTAATTTTAAAGTATTACGGATAAGAATATGATAAAATTAAAAAATATACTAATAGAAAAAAAAGAATTATCCAAATCTATCGTAAATGACATAGCTAAAATGACCGATAGAAATGACCATAATGGAGCACGGATGGAATTAGCTAAAGCTATGAACAATCTCAAATATCAAAACATTTATCAGGGTATAAAAATGATTGCGGATAGAGAGGGAAGTATGCCAAGAGGGTTGATGAAGTATAGAGATGATGTTGATAAGAAGTTTTTCCAATTAGCTAAGAGAACATACGATAATTATAATGATATCCATGGAGCATTTTAGTGATTAAGTTAAAAGATTTACTGAGTGAACAATCTGTAGAAGTAGGAAACGCTTACGATAATAATGGACAGATAGAGTTGGTGATAGATA